GAGCGTGTTAAAATGTCTTTCAGTCTAATCCTGCGCGCCCGTAGCTCAGTTGGATAGAGCGTCTGGCTACGAACCAGACACTTCCCCCGTAAGCCTTTCAGTTTCCGTTGTAAATCAGCCTCTTTTGTCGCGTTCCCCCGTGCTACTCGGCGGGTTTTGGAGGTGCATTTGGAGGTGCAACGCTGCGCCCAGGTCTGCCGCAGCCGCCACGAAGAACGACCAGCCGGCGAACCCTCGCAGAAACGCGCACAGCGCGTTTCTTCCGCCAGAGGTGCCCCGACACTGCCAGCCGGGCGCCAAGAACGCGACGTGGCGCGCCCGTGCGCGAACGTCGCGGCATCCTCGAACCATTTCCGACCGAGAATGTTCAAGTGCCATTCGTAATTTGCCGCATCTCGCGCCGGAGGTGCTCGAATGAAGATCGAGATCCGCCCACTTCACGAAATCTTTCCGTATGAGAAAAACGCGCGCAAGATCCCGCAGCGGGCGGTCGACAAGGTCGCGGCCTCCCTGCAAGAGTTCGGCTGGCAGCAGCCGATCGTAGTGGACAAGCACGGTGTGATTATCGTGGGCCACGTTCGCCGGCTCGCAGCGCTCCAACTCGGCTGGACCGAGGCGCCGGTGCATGTCGCCGACAAGCTGACGCCGGCTCAGATCCGCGCGTACCGTTTGATGGACAATCGATCGCACGAAGAGGCGACTTGGGACCTCGATCTCCTGGCCCCCGAGCTTGCGGATCTGCGTGCGGTGGACTTCGATCTCGGCCTCACGGGTTTCAATGTCCATGAACTCGATACGCTCCTGCGCGATCCGATGGATGAGGAAAGGGCAAACCAGGCGCCGCCGCTTCCCGCCGTCGCTGTCACGCGGCCAGGCGACCTGTGGCTCTGCGGCGAGCACCGCGTGCTGTGCGGCGATGCGACCAGCCCGGAGGCGGTGGCGCGGCTGCTCGGCGAACGAACGCCGCGGCTGATGGTTACTGATCCGCCGTACGGAATAAGCCTCGATAGCGAATGGAGAGATCGAGCGGGCTTAAATTCCTGCGGGCCGGCCGAGCCGAGTTACATCAAAAAACGGACCGCGGGCCACACCGAGACTTCGATTTCCGGCGACACGCGTGCCGACTGGTCGGAAGCCTTCGAACTCGTGCCCTCCTTACAAGTCGTGTACGTGTGGCACGCCAGCATTTACACGCGGGAAGTGCTCGATGGAATCCTACGAATTGGCTTTCTGTATCCGCAACAAATCATATGGAATAAGGGCCGAGCCGTGCTCACCCGTACGCACTATTGGTATGGCCATGAGCCCGCTGTCTACGCTCGAAAAAAGAACGCTCCGTGGTTCGGCAAGGCCGGCGAAAATTCCACCGTCTGGGACTCACCGTCACCGAAATTCATCATGGGCGGCTCCGATGAAGAGAAATGGGACCACCCAACTCAGAAACCCGTCGAGCTGATGAGGCGCCCGATCCTGAATCATCTCCGGCGCGACGAGCTGGTGTACGACCCGTTCCTTGGCAGTGGCACCACGCTCGCGGCCGCCGAACTCACGGAGCGGACCTGCTGCGGGCTGGAGCTTGATCCGAAGTACGTTGACGTCATCGTGGAGCGCTGGCAGCAACTCACCGGGAAGCAGGCCACGCTCGAGGCGGACGGCCGAACATTCGAGCAGGTGAAAACCGAGAGAGCGGGGATCGCCGCGTGAATCGAACGTTGCCGCCGGGAGATTGCGGAAATCGAATCGCTGATCTTCTCTGGGCATGCCGATGTCGCGGGCTTGTGCATGGCACTGTCCGATTGGTCCGCCGAGGTGAGAATCCTCCAGAACGAGAAACGCCGCCAGGGCGAACCCGGCAGCGTGAAGGGGCCATTCATCGCTCTGTTTCAAGCAAAAGCCAAGCGAAATGTTCGATTAAGAAGGGAGCGGCCAAGTCCTTGACGATTCCGGGCGAAGCGAATACTTCCCGCCTATAAAAAAGCTATGCCACGCGGACAGCCAAAGTACAAGCCGACGGAAGCCGACCGCAACACCGTCCGATCGATGGCTGCCACCGGCTTCACCCATGAGCAGATCGCGACCTGCCTTGGGACCGCGGGGATAGACCCGAAGACCATGCGCAAGCATTTCGCCGTGGACCTGAAGACGGCGGCGATTAAAGCCAACGCAGCGGTGGCAAACAGAGCGTATCAGATGGCAGTGGCCGGCGACCCGCCCTCGGCGACCTATTTCTGGCTGAAGTGCCGCAACGGGTGGAAAGAAACCAGTCGAGTGGAGCATACAGGACCGGACGGCCGGGCGTTGATTCCTATCGAGGCAGCGCGCGCACTGCTGGAGAAGGATGCAGCTTCGCGGCCTCCAGAGGATGAGGATGAAAAGCCCATCAAAAAGTGAAGCACCCACTTCGCTTACTGACCCAGTGCACTTCGCGAGCGATATTCTCGGCTCCGACTTGTGGCGGCGCCAGCGCGACATCATGCGCGCGGTGGCGACGAGGCCTCTGGTTGCGGTCAAAGCTTGCCACGCGAGCGGAAAGACGTATCAGGCCGCCAGGCTCGCCCTGTGGTGGTTGATACGGTTCCCGGAGGGAAAGGTCATCAACACCGCTCCCGGCTGGCGTCAGGTTCGGCTGATGTGGGATGAAATCCGCCTGGCTCGAAGACGATCCCGAATCGCGTTCCCAGAGCCGAGTGCGACCGAATTGCGCATCACGGACTCGAATTACATCCAGGGCATCTCGACGAACGAGGCTGTGAAGTTCCAGGGAATCCACGGGCGTAACATCCTGATCATCGCGGATGAGGCGCCGGGAATCCGCGCGGACATCTGGGACGCGATCGAAGGCGTTCGCGCCGGCGGCGATGTCCACGTGCTCATGCTCGGTAACCCCGTTATCCCGAGTGGCTATTTCTTCAACGCTTTCGGCCGCGGGCGGGCAATTTGGGACACGTTCACCATAAGCGCCTTCGATACGCCGAATCTCGTTGGCGTGACGATGGAGCAGCTCCTGGCAATGAGTGATGAGGAGCTCGCGCACGCTCCGGCCCCGTACTTGGTGACTCGCCGATGGGTCAGGGAGCGGGCGCTGGCCTGGGGGCAGAAGCACCCGATGTTCTGCGCCCGTGTGCTTGGCGAGTTTCCGACTCAATCCGCATACTGCGTCTTCAGCCTGGAACTCATTGAACGAGCGAAGCGCGATCCCACCCCGCAGGAAACCGAACTATTGAAAACGGCTCGGATACAGATAGGCATCGATGTCGCTGGTCCAGGCGAAGACGAAACCGTGGTCGTGGTGCGTGGCGGCGGCGTTGTCTTGGAGACGCACGCTTTCGCTGAAGCCGATCCGCGGGGGCGTGTCGTTCAAGTACTGTCTCGGTGGAACCGAACCGGAAGACTGCAGTGGGTAGTCGTCGACGTTATTGGAATCGGCTACAACTTCGCCCTGCATTTGGCGGATCTCGGGTTTCCCGTGGTGCAGTTCAACGCGGGCCACCGACCGATTGACACGGAACGTTTTACAAACTTGAAAGCAGAAGCGTACTGGCAATTGCGCGAGCACATGGAGAAGGGTGCGATCAGCGGATTGAACGATCTCGAAACCGAAGCGCAGCTCTCCGCGATCCTTTATCGGCCAACGTCTTCAGGCCGTACCGAGATTGAGACCAAGGAAGAGGCGAGGAAGCGGGGGCAGTCGTCGCCGGACCGCGCTGAAGCGCTGGTGATGGCGTTCCTCAAAGTCGTGTTACGGGAGGAGACGGTTGTCTTCAGCGATCGCGTGACGATTTCGCAGTTTTGAGCGCATGGCGAATCGGACTGCGGCTAGAAGTTATCGAGTCGGCTCCCCAGAAGCAATAACGCCGCCGGGCTTTGTAGCTCCGACGGCGCGATTGAGAACGGCGGTGATACAGATCAAGTTTTCACGGAGTAGCTGCGTTCGCCGTCTTCCCCCTTCGTCGACGTAACGGTCAGTCCCATTTTCTTGCCGACGGTCCCGGACAGGAACCCCCGGACTGAATGCGGCTGCCACCCGGTGGCCTTCTGCAATTCCTTGGATGTAGCTCCGCCCGGCCGCTTCAGCAGATCGAGGATCTTGGCGGCCTTGCTGCCGTCGCGGGAGCCGGTGGCTTTCTTCGCGCTTTTGGGCGCTTTCTTAGCCGGAGTGGCCTTCTTGCCCGACTTCCCCTTGGACGGCGCGACGTGCGCGCGACGTGCGCCAACGCTGGCCTTCTTGGCGGGCTTGGCCGCCGCACCGTTCGCCGCCGTTTGCGTGGTCTCGGTTTGTTCTGTAATCGATGTCATGTTTTTCTCCTTTGGGCGGTGATTACCGCGTCACGACATCGATCACTCCGTTCTGCCCAGAATGCAAGCGAAATCTCGAATAGCCTGCGGGATTCCGAGAGGCCAAGGGGTAACTTGACGTTTCGTTTCGCCCGATCAATGAATGTGGTGACCCTACCAGCGGTCAGCACGATGCGGCTCGAAACAAAATTCTTGCGACTTCGCACGCCGGTAACGCTTGGCTCTCGCTTCGACGATTGGCGTGTTTGCTGGCTGGGCGGGTGGACCCGGGACCGACTCTCCTACTTGGTCATGCTCGTCCGGTTGCGGCAGCAAACAGCGAGCGGACGATAATGTAAATTTATCTGGCGCGCCTCTCGTGACGCAAAACGGGAGCGATTATCTCGGTGTGCCTGATTTGACGCCGATTTGCCATCGATAAGTGCTTTTTCCCGTTTTGACGATCGCGAAGCGCAGGAAGGACGCTCCGGATGCGATCGAATCCGAGCTTGACTGTTTTGATTTCGTTGCCCGGTCTGTCGAGGGAGCGCACGGAGTCGGGGTAGGTGAGCATTGGCGGTACTGTTGTTATCCTCTGGCTTGGGCAACAGCATCCGTCCTAAATATTCCCTGCCGATCTGTCGATCTACCTGGCATGCGATTGCGATTTGGCCCATTTGCCGCGCTTCTGGGGGTCTTCGCCGGTATGCTTTCCGGCCAAGACGTCCATCCGCTGGCGCAGCCTCGTTACGATCAAGGGCCGGCCAATTCGAATCTTCGGCTTGGGTACATCCAATGGATGTTCCAGCAGACCGCCGCCCAGCGAGCGGAGCTTGACCAGTTGCTGGCCGCGCAACGCGACCCCGCGTCTTCGAGTTACCACCAATGGCTAACCCCGGAACAATATGCCGATCGCTTCGGATTAGGCGTTACCGATCTTCAGCGAGTCAC